CTCAGCTTGCAATTGATTATTATAAACTACCAAAGAAAGCATTATTATCTGATATGATAAAGAAAGTTCGTGCAGATGAGCAAAAACACAGCGATGTAAATTGGAAGTATTCGATATGAAATGGTTAACACTTGCCACATCGCTCACCCTCGCTACTACAGCTGCTTATTTTAGTATTGTAGGGTTAATGACCATTTTTTCTGGCGCTGCTGTAGGTGTTCTCGTGATGGCTACAGTATTAGAGGCTGGCAAATTGGTATCGGCTGCATGGTTGCATTATGAATGGGACCGAATAAATAACTTAGTAAGGGCATATTTTACTACAGCTGTTGTAGTGTTAATGTTTATTACTTCAATGGGTATATTTGGATTCCTTTCCAAGGCACATATTGATTCGGCATTGGTTGGTGATTCTTATTCTCTTGAAGCAAGCATAATAGACAAACGACTCGACGGTAAACAATTACAGTTGGATAATTTGACTGGTCGCTTGGAAAGTTTGGATTATGTTTTACAAACAAGTCAAGCAAAAGACCGAAATTATGTAAACAAGGTTCAGACAGAAGAGCGTAATAATATTAACGCCGATATAGATATATTGGTTGATGATATTGTAGCTTTAAATGAACAGAAAATGCCAATACAAAAATTACAGTTGGACCAGGAAGCAGAATTAGGTCCAATTAAATACATTGCTGATATGATTTACGGTGATGAAGCAGCCTCATTTTATGACGAGGCAGTGCGATGGGTAATATTAATTATTATATTTGTATTCGACCCATTGGCAATAATGCTTTTAATCGTGAGTACTGCAGCATTTAAACGTGAACGTGAAACTCCTTCTAAACCATTAATTGATAAAAGCCAAATAATGAATATGGAGGTTGAGGAAAAACGTAGTGGGTTAACCTCTACAATTAATAGAAGGAAAATATGAGTATAAAAATGATTGGAGAGCAAATATTAGTTGCTGCTGCTCCTAAAGAACAAACAACAGCTGGTGGAATTATTCTATCTGCAGATGTAAAAACAACAGCATCAGAGCCGGGCGTAGTATTGGCAGTAGGTCCAGACGTAAAAGAACCTATTGTGCAAGGTGCAACAATTTATTTAGAATGGACGAAATCACTTCCAGTACGAATTAATGGACAGGACGCAGTGATGATAAGTGCAGAATATGTTAAGGCGGTAATATAATGAATATGAAAAAATTAATGTGGGGCGGATTAGGATTTCTAAGTTTAGGCGTAGCCTATATTGGTGTTATTTTACCAGGAATTCCATTTAGTATTCCAGCAGTATTTGCAGCTTATTGTTTTGCAAAGAGTTCAGACAGAATGCATAATTGGTTATACAACCACAAATTATTTGGTCCATTCCTAACAAATTGGGAAACCAAAAAAGTATTCCCACAGAAAGCAAAATACATGATGTTAGGATTTATGGCATTCGCTTTAATTCTAATGATTGTAACGACAGGGAACTGGAAAGCAGTAGCTTATTCAGGTACATTTATGGCCCTCGGTGCATTATGGGGTTGGAGATATCCTAACTCACCAGAAGAATATGATCGACGTATTAAGGCTGGAGAAAAAATAGGATTATTTAAATAATGATTCCAGATGGAATGAGCCCCCATGATTTCTACAGAGCATTACATGCATTAGAACGTAGATACAAAATCGCTCAACTTGCAGAGGAAATGGAACTGTTAGCTTTAATTGATGATACAGTAGCTGACATGGATTCATACCCAGAGGCAGACCATTTAATCTGGAAAATACAAAGGAGGAATCTTAATGACAAAGATTTTTGAAAGCCCTGATAAAGGCAAAACAGTATATGTGAGAGAAAGTGGAGCTCCAATTTCCACAAGAAAATTAGTTAAAAATAGTAAAAAGGTGAAAAATGAAGGATAGATATGTTGTAGTAACAGCGGTCAGTAGTTTCAGACAAAGATATGTCGTACCTGTTTCCGAAGTCCAAAAATGGAACGAGGAAGTTAAGGCGACAGATAAATTATCAGAGCAATGGGTCCACGAAGCAGTACAAGCAGAGGAAGTAAATGAGTTTTCTCAAAAATGGATTGGTGAACAAGTTCTAGATAGTTCTGTTTTGGAAGAAGAGGAAGTATTGGCACTGTGGCAGAAAGATAATCCAAATATGACTGAAACCGATATGCCAATGTCTCGTCGACTTTCCACTATTCGTAATTGGAAAGCAGATAACAGATAAAGATTAATGAAAACCGCATGGAGACTATGGGCAAAAGCCATAGGAGAAAAAGAAGGCACCACTGATGCTGAAGCAGACAAAATCGCAATGATTAGAACTGTTATCGTTGGTGTGAACTTTATTACATGCTTTTTCATTATAGCAGGAAACATACATAACTGGTGATGGTATGAACGAAATGCGCGTTACAGTGGAAAAGGTGGTAATTTTCGGAACTGCTAATTGCCCAAATTGTACAAAGGCGAGGGAACTGGCTGAACGATACTACGAAAAAGTAGAATATAAGGATGTCACCTACACAAAATACTATGAGGAATTATTAGGTTATAAAGTCAATATGACTATTCAACCTCACATTTGGTTTCACATAAAACGAGAATCTGCGCGATATATTGGAACATACGCGGATCTTAAAAGTTATATAATAAGTAAAAATGTTCCAACAGATTAAAAATGGCAAAAGCAAGTAGAAGAAAAGTAAATAAATCACTCATTAATGGCACAGGTAAAAAGGTCACATCAATTGGTAAAGGTGGTAGAGGTCGCAAAGTTAAAATCGCGATGTCTACTATGAATAAAAGCAAGAAAAGATGTGCCAAGAGATACAACGGCCAAGGTAGATGAGATACGATAGACTGCGCTCGGCAGCTTATGGTGAAGGTCGGCGCTGGTTTAAATGGTGGCTGAAGTTTACCGGTCAACGAAAATAATAATAAATAACACTTTATAAACATTAACAGGAAAGTAAAATGTATGAGTATAAATGTAAATTAATTAAAGTTGTTGACGGTGATACTGTTGATGTAGATATTGACCTAGGCTTCGGCGTTTGGTTGAAAAAAGAACGTGTTCGTATTATGGGTATTGATACTCCAGAATCAAGAACAAGTAATAAAGTAGAAAAATTATTTGGTAAAGCAGCTTCAAAAAGACTCAAAGAAATCCTTACAGGAAAACCAATCCTCAAAACATTCGCAGCTAGAGATGGTGAAGATATGAAAGGTAAGTTCGGCAGAATCCTTGGTGATTTTATTGTCGATGATAAATTTGTTACATCATATCTAATTGACGAAGGTCATGCTGTAGAATATCATGGTGGTGCAAAGGCTGATGTAGATGCAGCTCATCTAAAGAACAGAAAACGTATATTAAAGGAAGGACTTGTCGACCAAAAAGCTTATGACAAGCTATGGAACACAGGTAAATATTCTTAATCTATGTTATTTTGGTTAGGTTTTTCATTGATGGTCCTCAACGAGGGCTTTGTCATAATGAGACATGTACACCCTTGGTTTGCCAATAAAAGACAAGAGCTCATTGACCGATTGGGAACTCGTTGGAAGCGTATTCACGGAACATTAGATTGGATGTGGATAGGTGGAGTGACCTTAGGTATCGCAATAGACATTTCAAATTGGAAACAGTACGTCCTAGCATTAGGGCTATTTTGGGGCATCGTAGTCTCAACTGTTTACCTTCCCATGCTCATCCGAAAACTTTTAAAAATAGTTTCATAAAAGTGTTGACATTTTAATAGTAACCTGTTATAATAGGCAACATGAAATATAACAATAAAAACGAATTCAGTGGCAGGTCAGTCGACTTGACACCTAGACCTAGACATCCCAAGGATAAAAGACCACCTACAGCAATGCCATTTGATATTGCACTCAGAAAGTGGAAGAAGGCTTGTGAAAAAGCCGGTATTATCCAAGAAGTACGTAAAAGAGAATTTTACGAAAAACCTACAGCTAAAAAGAAAAGACTTAAAGCCGAGGGGAGAAAAAGGGCACAAAAGAAAACCTCTATGGAATTAAGAGGTCAATTTCCAAGAACAAGAAGAAGATAATTCTTCTCTTTTGAGATTTATACTATGACTATGCACTTAATACAAGGCGTTCAAGTCCTTGGTAAAAAGAGAAAAACAAAAATTACCAAAAGGAGACTTCAGGAATTGGAAGTCGAATGGCGAGTACATAATAAACAAATGAAAAGAAAAGGTATGCATGACCTACGTTATAATACCTTGGAAGAATATATAGATTATGCGTTTGGTAGAAAGAAGGTAAAACGAGAGTTTGTGCCTTTTAAACACGAACCGCAGACCTACCAGAGAGAAGTGCCGAATTATCCATCATGGACGCAACCAGCAAATACGGCACGACTCAATCCAACTCCACTCAAGGAGAGACCGATATACACGGGAACACTAGTAAAAGGAATTGCGACCATGCATAAATCCAATGCGGTGCCAGTAATCAGCCAAGAACAGGCTGAAGACATATCCAAAATGGGGAAATAAAATGGTATCAAAGAATGATATTACGGGTGATTCCATAAAAAGTAAAACTGGCGACCAGAAAAAGTATGCCGACGGATGGGATGCTATTTTTGGCAAGAAGGATAAACAAATGGACACAAAGGACTTTAAGGAAAAGCAGCAAGACATGACCGAATTAAATGGTGATGGTAATAGAGAACGAGGCAGATATGGTGAGGACGAAAGGGAAAAATTCTCCCACCCAGTCTATACTCGTTATCCTCATTTAAAAGATCTTGAAGACGCTTTAGACGAAATAAACGACGAGATCGAAAATCCGAAAGATTAAAAAGGTTGACTTTTACCTGTAGTTATGTTATAATGGTACCATAATGAGGAAAATATACTATGCAAATATCAAAAGGAATACTGACTAAAGTCAATAGAATGAGCAATGAGGAAATAGCAAATCAGCTATTTAAATATAAAACCAATCCAAAAAAAGTTGATTGGGAATTGGCCAGGTCCAGAGTCGCAGAGAGACTCCAAGGCAATGCCAATATGACAGCTAATTTTAATAGAGCCTTCAGGAGGTCGTTCAATTGATAACTGACACAAAGCCTTGGAATATAATCCAACAATTGGAATCTGATAATAGTCGCCTGTTCAAAGAGCAGGTGGTATCAGAACATTTAACCAATAGAGAATTCCTGTGGGGATTAAGAGTTGGTTTAGATTCCATGATAACATTTGGAGTAAAAGACATTCCAATTTCAACTGAGGATGGCCCAGGTCTTACTCTACCTGAATTTGAATCTCTTACCTCAGATTTGGCTGACAGAGTGCTTTCAGGTAATGCAGCGAAAGATGCAATTGAAAGTGCAATGAATAAAGCTACGTCCGAAGAATGGAACGACTGGTATCGAAGAATCCTAATTAAGGATATGAGAGCTGGGTTTAGTGAACGAACCGTGAATAAGATGGCCAAAAAGGCTGGACATGACCCGGTCGTTCCAGTGTTCGGTTGTATGTTAGCAAACAGTGGTGATAATAATCCAAAAAGAATTAAAGGTCAATGTATTATTGAATACAAATATGACGGGGTCAGATGTATCGCAATTGTTAAAAATCAAGCTTGTACCATATATTCACGTAACGGTAAAGTCCTAAGTAATTTCCCACATATTGAAAACGCATTAATCAAACCTGAAAACGAAGGTATGGTATTTGATGGCGAAATTATGTCAGAGGATTTCCAAACACTTATGAAACAAGTCAATCGTAAGGAAGGCGCACAGACAGAAGATGCTTTCCTTGCTTTATTCGATTTAATTCCATTAACCGAATTTGAGGCTGGTGTTGGTACTGTATCTCAACTTGACAGAAAATTACAATTATTAAAATACGCAGATGGTGGTCCAATTAGAGTTGTTGATTATTGGCAATTAGACTTTGATACCGACGAAGGTAAGGAACTTTTTGCAGATTTAAATAAACAGGCTATTGAAAAAGGCTACGAAGGTGTAATGATTAAACCTATTGACGGTATTTACGAATGTAAAAGAACATACGCCTGGTTGAAAATGAAACCTTATATTGAGGTTACACTTACTGTAGTCGATTTAGAAGAGGGTACTGGAAAGAATGAAGGTTTATTAGGGGCTTTGGTTTGTGAAGGCACAGACGAGGGTAAAAACTTTAATGTTAAGGTTGGCAGTGGTTTGACTGATGATAATAGAAAAGACATCTGGTCAAATAAGGAACAAGTAATAGGTCAGTTGGTAGAAATAAGAGCTGACTCCGTGTCATTGGCAGATGATTCTGACACATACAGTTTAAGGTTCCCAAGATTTAAAACGTTCAGAGGCTTTGAGCCAGGAGAGAAACTATGACACAGTATGATGCAACAGTCAGTAGACAAAGACAAATAATTGCGGCAGAGGATTGGGCTAAAGAAACCAAATCCATACACGCACATTCAATAAGCTCGATGTTTTATGATGACAGACCTCAAGATACAGCTGATGGCAAATGTGTAACTGACCACGAGTTTAATGATGGCGTGATTCTGCGATATCATAAAGGTGAACTGATTCATACCTTCGGTGAGAGATTGACCGGTGCTGCATTATTGGATGCATTTTCAAGATCTGGAAGTTAAAATTATGAGCAATTTCGATAAAAACTTTTTACCGTTTTGGTTTGCAGCTGCATTTGGATTTTTAATGTTATTATCTAGTGAAATTAAAGCATTAAATTACGATACAGTAATAACAGAAGATGAATATTGTATGGCACTCAACATATATCACGAAGCAAGGTCAGAAAATATGGCTGGACAATTTGCTGTTGCTGATGTAGTTTTAAATAGAGTAAACCATAGAAATTATCCGGATAGTGTTTGCGGCGTCATACGACAGGCAGAACTTTCAGAATGGTGGTTAACCCAAGGAAAGGAAGTGCCTGTAAGAGATAAATGTCAATTCAGTTGGTTTTGTGACGGATTAAAAGATGAACCGATGGACGGAGACGCTTGGGCAAATTCATTACTTATCGCCACACAGGTTTTAAGACAAGGATTATATACAGGACTGACTGAAGGTTCCACACATTATCATGCAGATTATATTACACCTTTTTGGGCTCCAACTTTACATCAAGTAGGAACAATTGGTTCTCACATTTTCTATCGTGCAGACTAAATAAATAATACCATATAATTAAATATGGAGTATATTATGAAGGTTGCTGGTGTGGATTACAGTTTAAGTAGTCCAGCAATTTGTGTACACGAAGGTGAGGAATGGGATTATAATAATTGTACTTTTTACTATTACGTAAAACAAAAGAAATTATTAATTGGAGAAAATGGTCAATATAATGCGACCATGTATCCCGACAACTGGTTTAACGACCAGGAAAGATATGACATTATTGGTTCATGGTCACAGGCTAAATGTTTTGAATGTGACTTTGTTGGAATTGAAGGATACGCATTTGGTGCTGTAGGCCGAGTATTTCAAATTGCAGAGAACTGTGGTTTATTTAAACATAAACTATGGGAAAGGGAAATACCTTACGATGTTTACCCACCGACAATGATTAAAAAATTTGGTTGTGGTAAAGGTAACGCGAACAAAGAGATGATGATACAAGCCTTTGAAGCAGAAACAGGGGTTGACATTCGCGCTAGATGTGGTATAATGACTAATAGCTGGAACCCTATTACAGATATAGTAGATGCATATTATATTTGCAAATATGGTTTCACACAATATAACGAGGAAAAAGATGATAGTAATATTTAACGGACCACCAGCTTCAGGTAAAGATGAGGCAGCTAGTTTATATAAAGAAAAGTTTGGTTTCGGAAATCTGTCTTTTAAACATCAGCTCTTTAAGGAAACAATTGCACATTTTGGTGTAGACAAAGAGTGGTTCATGGAAGGCTATGACGACAGAGAGCGTAAAGAGATTAAAGAATTTGCTTTGAAAAACTATTCTCGTAGAGAAGCAATGATTCACGTTTCAGAAGATATTATTAAACCTAAAAATGGTAAATCATTCTTTGGTTGGAAAGTAGCTAAGGAAATCGAAGAAGGTAATAACTATGCATTGGCTGACGGCGGATTCGTTGAAGAATTGGAACCTATTATTGAAAAGGTAGGTGCTGAAAATGTTGTCATTGTTCAATTAACAAGAGAAGGACATGATTATTCCACTGATTCACGTAGATACTTTAATGGTAATTTATATAAAGAGTTTACAATTGGTGAAGCTACAAAAATTGACAAAGCTTACATGTTAAAAGAAGAATTAAATATTAAAACCTACAGAGTTCATAATAATGGCTCAGTTAGGGCTTTCCATAATATACTAGAAACAATTCATAATGAGCTAGTTTCAGAATAAGGTAATTTTTTATTATGATAGGATTAGCTGACAAGCTAAAGAACATTTCAAAGCCTAATATAATTAATCTCAAAGAATGTAGAGACCGTAGGGACTATACAAGAGAAGAATTTGCGCTAATGGATGTACATGATATTAAAGTACATTCATATGATAGATACGAAGAAGGCAAATCAATAAAATTTGTCGGTGATGCACATGCTTGTGCTACCACTACAAAAGGTGTCACTTCCTCACATCTGCTAACCATTAAATGGTGGTATGAAAACACAGATGAGGAATATGGAATATTTTTTGAAGATGATTTGGATTATGGTACAGTAAGACATTGGAATTTTACACTACAAGAATTTATTGAAAAGTGTAATAAATGGGACTGGGGCGCATTGCATTTGTGTAATGTGTTTGAATATCCTTACGATGTAAACAATGAATATATCCCAATGGTTCCTCGTATGAGACAAATGTGGGACCATGGTTTACAGGCATATATAATGAAACGAGAATATGCAAAGAACATTATAGATTACTATTTCGACGATTTTGGAAAGGGTAATATCCATTATCGTATGCCATTAGGTAGTCCAGTCACGACAGAAAACAATTTACTGCACGGTTTTGGTTTGGTTATAACCTTTCCATTATTTAATCACAACGTGCAAGATTTTCGTTCAAAGAATATATATTATTATAATGAACAAGCAAAATCAGCCTTTTACTCTTACGAATTTTTAAAGGATTGGTGGGAAACAAAAGGTGCGTGGTTATCATTAGATGGGATATTTGATAATGCACGAGAACCAGATAAGATTTACGGAGAATTAAACTATGATTAATAATGGAGAAATAAAATGAGCGTTGTATATAAAGGCGAAATAATTGACACTGATTTGTCAAAAGATTCAAAAGGTGGAACAGAAATGATGAGGCAACGCCTTGTCGATAATTGCGATGCAGAATTGCTATCAAAGGTTGCTGTACACTTATCAAGACCTAGAGAACTATATGAAGATGTTCCAAATATTCTATGGTGTCACGACCTAGCGGTTGACCCAGAAAACAGAGTATTGAATGATGGTGGTTGGGAGAAATTCGACCATTTTATATTCGTGACATCATGGCAGAGAGACCAGTACATAGTACGATTTGGTATGCCTTATTCAAAATGTTCAGTTATTCATAACGCGGTAGAAAAAGAATATAAACCTGTGACAATGTCTACAGATAAAATTAGATTTGTTTATCACACGACACCGCATAGAGGTTTGGAATTATTGGTTCCAGTATTTGATGCACTTTCAAAAGAATTTGATAATATTCATTTAGATGTATATTCAGGGTTTGACATTTATGGCTGGCCTCAACGTGATGAAGCGTATAAAGGATTATATGCAAGTATCGAGGCACATCCTCAGATGACATATCACGGTGTTAAAAGTAATGACGAGGTATTAGCTGCATTACAGGAATCACACATTTTCCTATACCCAAATACATGGCCTGAAACATCGTGTATTGCACTTATTGAGGCTATTAAAAGCCAATGTATTTGTATTCACCCAAACTTTGCAGCGTTGCCAGAGACAGCAGCGAACGCAACAATTATGTATGATTATATCGAAGACCCACAAAAACATGCTAACTATGCCTTTGTCGTAACAAGACAAATTCTACAACACATGCAAAAGGACGAAAACTATTTTAATGGTTTTACTTATTCCGATAGGTTTAATCTTGCAAGAAATAACATTCCATCTTTTGTAAACATGTGGAATGCAGCTTTAAGGAGTGTAATAGAAAATGTCGAAAAGCAAGGACAAGGATAATATCCTTCAATTTCCCAATTATGGATTGCAAAATCCTCCAATGTCACCTGAATCAATTCAAGACAAATTATTGGCGTATAAGGAAAGCTATTCATCAGAACTATCTGAAATTATTTGGCAGAATGTTCTAGGGGAAATGGACCGAGCAGGTTGTGATTTCGATACAGATATAGAAAAATACTTTTCAAGTATGGTTCTGGTATATGAAGCCATTAAGGCATTACACCTTCTGTCACTTGATGTTAACCACCCTCTGCACCAGTTTGCTGAAGAGAATGTAATGACAGAACAGACAGAGCCAGGCGTTATGCAAGGTGGTTTTGGAAAAGATTTCGATCTAGGGGTTGACTTTGACCCAGAAATGGATTAAAATATACCATATAAAATAAAATTGGACTTAAATTATGATATTAGTTGATTACAACCAGGTGATGCTGGCCTCGCTCTTCGCGAGTATCGGTAACCACCACAATGTGGAATTAGACGAAAACCTACTTCGTCACATGTTCTTAAACAGTATTCGTTTTAACAGGAAAAAGTTCACCGAGGAATTTGGTGAGATTGTTCTTTGTGTGGATACAAGAGACGTATGGCGTAGAGATTACTTTCCATACTATAAAGCAAATCGTAAAAAGAATCGTGATGATTCTGATTTGGATTGGCCAAAGCTCTTTGAAGTAATTGGTCAGATTAGAGAAGAGATCGAAGAGTTTTTCCCTTATAAGGTTATTCAGGTAGACAGATGTGAGGCTGACGATATTATCGCAACAGTCGTGCATGAATGTGGAACTGTAATGAATACTGGTGCTGAAAAGATTCTTATTCTATCTGGTGATAAAGACTTTATTCAATTACATACATATGCAAATGTTTCTCAATATAATCCGGTTCTAAAGAAATGGGTAAGACATCCAGCTCCAGATAAATATATTCAGGAACATATTTTAAAAGGTGATGTTGGTGACGGAGTTCCCAATGTGTTAAGTGCTGATAATTGTTTGGCAGTTGGACAGAGACAA